GTGAGGGAACCGCCCGCCGTATCTACGGTTCAAGTGCGTGAACAGAAGTAACGCGCTTGACTCTGCAACACCACCCATATCCAGAAGAGGTCAACCATTCCTTTTGTACGAAGGTTGAGGGGCGAAAACTTCGTGGAGCACCGCTATCGCACATTAGATAATAATGGCAATAGCGGTCTCCCGTTGTCTAACGCTCTGGCGCCGCTCAAGGTTCAGGAGATTGTCGGTAATTATGAACGCCTTGTCGATGGCGTTATAGTTTCCGATCAATCTGCTGATCCTTATGCTCACTTCCTTTCCTCTAAACGCTCTGTTTTCCAAGCAGAGCTTGCAAAGAGGGGATACCCGAACTTGCCCCCCGACAGGGGGAGCCCGTTCGTGAATCGGAAGTGGGAATATCTAACCCCTCCCATCTCGGGAATTTATCGTCGTACGAGTACTACTCGTCACGAAGTGATAAATGGGTTGCTGGCATGGACACTACCTACTGGTCAGTCGCATTTGTTTAGCGGCTGGACTGGTGGGATCGGTCCTGACTCAGCGCCGGATCTAGCTGCGTTCGCGCAGCGAGCTCTGGCAGATGCGCGGCCCTCTCTTGCCGAATTCAGTCTCAGTACCTTTCTCGGAGAAATTCGAGAAGGTCTTCCTAAGCTTCTACCTGCGGCCCTCATGAGGGACAAAGGTAGTTTCTTTCGGAGTGTTGGTTCGGACTATCTTAATGTCCAGTTCGGTTGGATACCGTTCATAACCACACTGAGAGACTTGGGCTATTCCCTTTACCGGGCACAGCACAAGTTGAATGCCATTACTGGCACTCCTGTTCGGCGCCATGTGCGAGGTCCTCGATTCCAAGATTCACGTCAATTCAACAACGTGCCTCTTCGAATCTACACGGGTCCCCGTGACGGGGGTAGTGACCTTAATAGGAGGATACTTTCGGGTATCGGTCCTAATAATGGCAACATTACCGACGCTATTGGGATCGGTCAAGTTATAGAGACGATTGACTCATCTCTTAACTTTTCCGGCTCCTTCGTCACCCTACTGCCGAAGTCATTCGACGATAATACCTATATTGATCGGCTTAACCAGCTGATCGATGTTCGTATTACGCCGTCTGTGCTTTGGCAGCTCGCACCATGGTCCTGGCTCGTCGACTGGTTCTTTGACATTCAGGGAACCATTGATAGCAATTCTCTTGCTACTGACGAGACTTTGCTCATTCACTACGCGTATGCGTCCTATAAGGCCAAGTACCGTCAGATGATTTGGGGTAATTCCACCAACGCGAGTTGGACTGGACCCAATCAACTGTACGGCTTGACTGAAGGGACGTATTACAAACGAGTGAGAGCAAATCCATATGGGTTCACGGTTGGTACGTTCGGAGGTTTGAACACCTCTCAGCTTGCCATCCTCGCGGCCTTGGGACTGTCCCGAGGTCGTTAGATCGACATCTGAGTAACATGAACAACAATTGAAAAGGAGAATCCTTTTGCTCACCGAACCACAGACAGTCACAATCGGGGCAAACGCTCGCACGCTGGTGAAGACCGAATCGGATAAGACCCGGTCTGTTTTCACCGATCGCGCTAACGGCGTTCGTCTCGAGGTGTCCCAGTCGACGGGTAACCGTTATCGTACCTTGACTAAGCTCACGCTTACCAAGGTCGTAACGAACCCGATCTCTGGCCTCCTTTCGGAGGACTCCGTCACGGCTCATCTCGTCATCGATCGTCCTCGCGTCGGTTTTACCGAAGCGGAGGTGAAAGATGTCGTTCTGGCCGAACTCGGATGGCACACCGCCAGCACCAACGCCAATACGACCAAGATCGTCGCCGGCGAGTTCTAGCATTCCTCTCTCCCGCAAGGAGAAGAGGAAGCTGGCCAGGCTATTCCGCAAGGAAATATTCTGGAAACAGCTGCTGAACAAGCTCGGCTTCTATCGAGGCAAGTATCGGCGTAGGAGCTCTGTCGATCCTTCTGTGTGAGTTGAAAGGCTAGGATCACCGACCCCCGAAATGAACGGAGGCAGTATGAAAAGCCTTGCAAGACTCCACCAAACCGTGTTGCAGGACGTTGGTTCTGCACTTGCTGTAGATACCGCCCGAGACTGGGAGACCATGTCTCGGCGGCACGAAGATGAGGGTGATTCGTTCTTCACGATCACTCTCCCCAACTATGCCAAAGCTCTTGAACAAAGCTTGGCGGCTGGGCAATGGCTGACGACAGCGCTGGCCGGTTTCCGAACCGACCGCCGCGGGCTCCCCCGTTTATTCGGGGGTTTCCTTCAGCTGGTCTTCGCACCTGATGGTACGCTACGAGATGATCCAGAAGCTGACGCTATCTGGGCCATTCGCCAGGTTTGCTACCTGACGAGTAAGATTGAACGTGAATGTACACCCGCGAGGGTGGACGCCGCGTATCAGTCTTACCTCGATGTTGACGCTTCGGTGCCTGTGGACTTCACGGAGATGGATGTTTCTCATCTCTATTGGTTCAAGAAGGCAACGAAGATGTTTCGGCCTCTCTTCTCAGAGCTCGATCGCGAGATCGCTCACTTTGAGTTGAAGCCGAAGCATGGTCCTGGAAGTGTTGCAGATAGGTTGACTCACCCTGAGAGGGGTAAGTTTCCCTACTGGACTCATAGGCTGGAGTCGGTATTTCCCTCGTGGAGGTACCGTACCAACTTGCCTATGGGTTTACACCCAGGATCCGTCGAGTCCTGTGACGAGCTGCCCGTGAGGGTTACTCATGTTCCGAAGACTCAAAAGACCCCAAGAATCATTGCCATCGAACCTTCAACTGTGCAGTACGCACAGCAAGGTCTCTGGCAGGTGATCAAGGAAAAGGTTCTCACTTCCGAGTGGAACCAGGTCATTGGGTTTACGGATCAGAGTAGGAATCAACACATGGCATCTGAAGCTTCGAAGTCTGGAGGTTTTGCAACTCTCGACCTCTCCGAAGCTTCAGACCGTGTGTCTGTACCGCTCGTTGCGCTTCTTGTTGACGGTTTCCCCCACCTTGGGGAGTACCTATCAGCAACAAGGAGTAGGTATGCAGACGTTCGGGGGGTTCATCACCCAATCCGAAAGTTTGCATCCATGGGCTCCGCTCTCACGTTTCCGGTTGAGGCACTGGTTTTTACAACAGTGATCGCATCCGTTTTACTTGAGAACGGCATCTCGGTATCATCGCCCCGAAAGCTATGGGGTCAGGTGTCCGTATACGGTGACGACTTAATCGTCCCCACCGTATATGCTCAAGCTGTGATCGAACGACTGGAAGCCCTTGGGCTTAAAGTGAATCGATCCAAGTCTTTCTGGACTGGAAAGTTCAGAGAGTCTTGTGGTGAAGAATACTACGATGGCCATCCGGTCACTGTAGTTCGCCTCCGTCAGGAGGTTCCTTCATCGGCAGCCGAAGCAACGCTCGTGAAATCATTTGCCTCTTTCAGAAACCGGGCTTACTCAGCCGGTCTCTGGAAAACGGTTCGTCTCGCAGATTCGATCCTTTCGAGGATCACTCTGTGGCGTGCCGTTCCAAGGGCAGATGTCCACATCGCAAAGGTTTCCTTCCTTCCACCGGTACAAGCTGATCGGATCAACCGATCGCTCCACCGTGAAGAATGGAAAGTACCTTCCGTTAAGTATCGTTCGGCTGATTACCGATACGATGACGAATACGGCTTGTACGAGTGGCTCCAGACAAAGCAACGTGTTGCTTTGCCTACTGGAGATTACGAGC